AAAAACAATTGCTTGACTGAATTACAACACCTGTAAAAAACAATTGCTTGACTGAATTACAACACCTGTAAAAAACAATTGCTTGACTGAATTACAACACCTGTAAAAAACAATTGCTTGACTAAATTACAACACCTGTAAAATATTCTCCATATATACAAATGTCATACACAGCAAATCAAGTATATTCTGTATTAGGTCAAATTCAAGATAGTCGAAATGATGGAGGATATCAAATTCAAATAAGAAATAATTATCAGCAACTCATTGATACTGTCAAAAAGGAAAATGCAACTTTAAACTCGACATATTCTAATGGATGGGCTTTGAATTCCGCTGCTGGGCAACAGAGTAAATATATTTATCAATCATCATCGATTTTGGCAAAGATTTATAACTATGGATTTTGGATTTATATGTTGGTTGCATTAATTCTTTGTATCATTATTGGAGTAAAGCCTTATAATATTTATTTTAAAGCGTTATTGATATTGGCTATTTTGCTTTATCCTTTTTATATTTATCCTTTAGAAGAATTTTGCTATATCATATCGGTCTATATATGGGCTCTTCTTTTATCAACCACATACGATAATGGTTATGCAAATACTAGTTTGGAATATGGTTTAAGTGGTTCTGCCGGTTCGTTTGGTTCTAATCAAGGGGGCTCCAATCAAGGAGCATCTGATTCTAACCAACAAGGGGCTTCACAAGATGACGGAGGACCATATGATAATGGAGATGAAGATAACGCTGTCGTATTAGGCGGACCTGTTCCTGGTGCAACTGATTCTACAAGTCTATTACCGACATTCTCGTTTGAATCAAACCCAGGAGATTTGACTTATATTACTCCTGGACCGACTTCTACAAATGGTCCGATGCCAATTCAAACACCGTCATCTCAAGTTGTCATAAATAATTATCTTGGTGCGAACCCTTCTTCTACACCTTCTAGCACACCCGTAGCTACTACTGTGGTTGCTTCGTAATAATAAAAAAAGATATTATATTCTTTTTTTATTTGATGATGCTCTTAGAAATCGGCATCGAAATCATCTACGACAGTTGCACCTTGAGCAGTGTCATAAACCAAACGGACATCACGCCATCCTTTCTGTTTGATATGCATACCAAACACCTGGTCTAGCTTAGTATGAAGTTCTTTCGCCTGGGGACCCTTGTATCCGAAATTATCCTCATGCCAAATCTTAAAGGCCTGATTGACTTCCGTCTGTTTGATCCACTGTCCAGGAGCCTTCTCGATTCTCTCATCGACGAACTGCGAGAGGACATCCTGTTTCTGCTTGTATTCCTTGCTAGCCTCCAACACAGTGTTGCAGTCAACAACAACACCCTTTGTCTCCAATAACTTGTTTACAAGCATCGCCAAGAATACTGATTTCCATGACTCGAATTTCTCATTGATAGTGGAATCCAACTGGTATTGATACGGTTTGAATGGGTCACCTTCTACTGGATTCTCTGTGAAAAGAGCCAAGAATGGAACTACACGAATACGACGCCAAGTTCCATGGTCTTGTGCTTTTATTTCCGGCAATACATTTGCGCAAACAATAAGTTTGAATTGAGGAATGAAAGTAACAGGCGAACCATACAATCCTCTGGCTTGAATTGCATCGAAACCACTTGTAAGCTCTTTGAGAATACCTTCGTTTATGACATCACCCTGACGAGGTTCTTGCATGACTGCATAACGTTTTCCTTTGAGTTTCAATATTTCAGGAGCCACGCCACCGACACTTACACGACGACTAGTGACAACTGCTGTCAAAGGCAATTCGCCCTTGTATTCGCCCAATACTTTCGTCATCAAAGTAACAAGCACCGACTTTCCATTACGCCCACCGCCGATATAGTTGTTGAATGTCTGGTTCTCTGCAGTTCCAACCAAAGTCGATGCCAAATGGCTCCACATATACTCGCGTAGTTCTGGAATAGGAAACAGCTTTTCCATAAAATCCATAATTTCCTTTATGACTTTCTCGTCTTTGTCTCCTAAAGCATGATATTCAATATTAGTCGACATGGAAATGTAATCATCTGGTCTGCCATCGCGAAAAACTTCCTCTTTGAAGTCCCATACGCCATTTGCACAACATAATAGATATGGATTGGTATCTATCTTGTTCTCAAATAGGTTGTCATAAAAGATGTCTCTGGCTGCTTCCATAATATTGCGTTTTTCAGAAGTGCGTCCAAGCTTGCTATGGATTTCAAAAGCTTTTGTTGCACGAGATTCAAGTGCTTTATATTTCGGGTCGTCTTGGTCTTCGATTTCACCCTTTGCTTGACATAATGCTTGGGCTTTACTGCCATAAAGACTTCGCAATTCCGTAGAAATAACTGTTCTCAAAGATGTGCCAGAATCGATTTCAACCCAACGATGATTCTTATATTCGAACCACAGGTTGCATTTGACATTCGAGCAGATAAAGCTGTCTTTCTTTAGTTGATACAACACCTTGGCAATATCCCAATCCGTAGAGCCCTGGACTTTCTTATCCTCAAAGAGTGCTCCTCCTAGTCCGCCATCGAGAGATTGTTCAATGTAGTAATCGATACTGTTCTCACGGACCTCTTTGAATTTCTCTGGAACACTGATTCGAGCCCAATACATGATAGAACGTAATTTAAGGCCATTATTCGACCTGTCGAATTTGTTCCACTGTTCCCAGAGTTTGGGGACATCTGCAAAAGTAAATACCGAACTCTGGGCACTGAAAGCAAGCCAAACAATAAATAGAGATGCACTTACATTTCGTAATGCACATCCTACTTTGAACCAGTTGTCATAAGAACCCTGGTCATAATAAGTAGGTGGCAAAATCATAGTGTAAGCATATGCTTCGTATTCTTGATATCTGTCTTGTGGAATGGAATCGACATAATTCATCAGAGCAGCCGTTAATTGTTCTCTAGTGCGAATACTTAGCGGGTCAATCTCGATAGTCAGTATCTGATTTGTCTTGGTTATACTGGTAGTTGATGGTCTAGAAGAAGAATTCTTCAATGCATTATACTCAGTCAAGAAGGCGGTCGATAGAATAGGAACATCGTGATTAGGATAGCGAGCAGATAGTCGGAAAATATCCTTCTCCATGTCAAAAACAGAAGCATCAGAATAAGTTGTTGAAAACTCCGCGTCGGCACTGTCATAAATAGCTGTATAAATACCTACTAATCTATATGCATCATTACCTGGTTTTCGAGAACCGACAAGTTGCCAGTTTGTTGTGCCCTTACTAATACCTTCATCTAGCACTTTGTCCCAAGTATTTGTGATAGGAATATCATGCCAGGCATTACCAATTTCTGCCAACACTTTCTTGCGAATAAGTTGCTGGACAGTATGGTCACAAGCCAATGAGAAGATGATATGTAGCCCATCCTTTGTGACATCGTCGGCGACCACTCGATTTACAGTGGGCTTTTGTAAAATGAAAGCTTCTATTTTGGCTTCATCGTCTAATTGAAAGACCTCTTTGAAAACGTCTAAATAAATATAAATGAAATCGGCAATATGGTCGGGTGTATATTGTCGAGTGGTTACTGAACCCTCGTGTCGTAAATCCACATCAATAAGCAGTGGGCCAATATCTAATTGGGCCTCTGTCAAATATTCTGGATTATTCTTTAAGAAAACGTCACGATAATAGACCTTGAGAAATTCGGGATAATCGGTAATATTATATTTACCGCCATAAATCTCGAGTTCTGTATTACCGATACGGGTGTTTGTAATAGGTGCTTCACCTTTTTGAACCCGGCGTTCCGACAGATATTTTGATAGAGTGATTTGAGGAGGAAGTGAAGTGTCTTTTGATGATAATTTTGTAGATGGGTTTGTTCTCTTGTTTGCTGATTTCATGGTTATAATATGACTATATTTTAACAAGAATTATATATCGGATTGGTTCAATTTTGTAGGGGGCTTACAGCCCCCCTACGACCCCCCCATCCAGAATGGATTTTGTTAGTTTGTCATAAAGGAATAATAGTATGTTGTTGTATATAATGGACAAGTTTGATAAATTAACCTTGGAACTTTTGATGAATAAAACAAATTACCAAAAATATATCGAGAAAACCGACCCTGTCAAATTCGAAGAAGAAAAGTCTTTCAAGGAAAAAGTAGAATTGTTTAAGGATAGGATTTTAGAGATTACAAAAGAATACCTTGAGAACCCTGACAAACAAGTTACACTCGATATGAATCTTGCATTTTATGAATATGCGAAAAGTTGTATTAAGCATTTCGAAGATGTGGATGTTAATGCCCTTGACGGAGATTCTCTTTTTTGACGTATAAGAACCGTCGGATTATACCCTCTTCGGGGGTTGTCCCCTATTACCCCCTCTTTTTCAAAGTAGGCACTCATCGGTCATGTTATAAAGTTTTTTTATAATATATTTTTCTAGAAAGGGAGGGTCGTAGGGGAACCGTAGGTTCCCTACAAAAAATGTATAGATTTTATAAATACATGTCGAGAACCAAAAAAATATATTATCGTCGTAATAGAACTCAGAGAAAGAGAATTGTAAATATGAACCCGATGAGTTGCAGTCCGATTGTCAAAAACAAGCGTATTCATAATTCAACCTGTTTGACACCCGAAGTTCTCACTTCTATAAAAATCGCGTATAACAAAAAGAACCCAACAGAACAGATAAAAGAAACCGACCCGACAAAAATATGGTGGGCTTTAAAAAACCGTCTGGATTGTCAAAAAGAAGAATGTTGGTTGGATTCTCTTTTTGAACCTTCTATGAAGGAGAAAATAAAGCGTTTTATATTTGCTCCAAAACACCCTCCTGAATGGAAATCGAATCCGAACGAGTGGCTTACAAATTTCGACATCGAAAAGGTTATGAAACAATACGAGGTAAGCAATCCGGAATTCAAATTCATCGGGCCTACTACAATCGATTTCGATAGTCGTCCTGAAGATTGGGGAGGCAAATGCGTTTTAGAAGATTTGTGTAGATTTGATTTAGCCCGATTTATAAGGGCCAAGAGAACAAAAATCGGGATTGTCTTCAATTTAGACAAACACGACCAATCTGGTAGCCATTGGGTTTCATTATTTATCGATATTGAGAATAAGTTCATATTCTTTTTTGACAGTGCCGATAACCCCATTCCTAAAGAGATTTATCAAGAGAACATTTCTAATAAACCGAATGATAAAAATCCACTTGTAAATAGGATATTAGAGCAGGGTCTTAAAGAAGATATTCATTTTACATTTTATAATAATCGAGGCAGACAGCATCAAAAGAGTAATACTGAATGTGGAATGTATTCGCTCTTTTTTATTATTACTATGCTAACTGGTGAGAACCCTTTTACGAAAGGTCGAATGCCGATAAGTTCTCGTATCCGTCTTTTTCTTAAAAAGAATATACCGGATAAATTGATGGCTAGTTGTCGCAAGATTTTTTATAACGAATAGAGAACCTGATAATTTCTAGTTATATATCAATAGAGAATGCCAGAAAAAAGTCATAAAAAAAAAACACCACATCATAGAAAAACACAGAAGAATTCAGACCGAGTATGGATGTTTCGAAAAGGAAATGTCGTCGTTTGTTATCGAAAGCCATTTATACAAATACAATCGGGACAAGTCGGAGGTGCTGCTGGACCCGATTTCGACAAACAGGTTGATGAGTTATTCAATAAGATAAACCTTTCTGACAAATCCGAAAAAGAGTTTTTCAAAAACAATCGACCGAAATTAGCAAATGATTTATTGAATTCTCTAAGTTCTCCATCTTTGAAAATAGTTTCGGATAAATTAAAAGGACAACAAGTGGATGATAGTGAAGTTATAAAAGCCATTCAAACGTGGGTCATAAAGAAGAAAATAGCGAGGGAATTGGTGGATGATTTAAAAAATAAAATAAAAGACCGAGGAGACCTATATAATCAGGCGGATATCGATGCTCTTGAAAAAACTTTAGACCGCGAAGATATGTGTAGTGTTAAGGGGAAACTCTCATCGATTGCTTCATCGGCTTTTAATGGATTATCTAAGGGGGCGACATCATTAGGCAAGTTTTTGACACCTGAACCTAACGCAGATATTAATCGTTATAATGAGAACATTGTTCAAATGTCTTGGTTTCCTCAATCGAGACTTCATTATAAAAGGGGTAATTCAACCGCGGTTGATAGAAAGAAATTCAAAATGGGTGATTTTATGGTGTATGTCCAACCCGAAAAATATAGTGATACCCCAACTTATTTGTCGAATATGTTTGGTTCTGTAGAGGATCTTTTTACAAATGTTTTACAAGGATGTCAAGGAGCATTTTGCACAAAGGGGGATGTTCATCGCACACCTGTAAAACAGAAAATAGTGAGAACTATTAATCGCCAACCACAGAGAGATTTTGAGGCTCTAACCTCAAAGGGTCCAATAGAAATCCAATAGAAATAAACATAAAAATAAAGATAAAATAATGATATCCAAGAAGTATGTCATTATTTATTTCGCAAGAGAATCAAACTCTTCTTTATGAAATGATTAATAAAACCCCTGAAATTAATTCCGTGTTCTCTACTATTGAAGAAAAGAACCAATGGTTTCGAAGTATTATTGCTGAATATTATCAAAAAATGCCACAAACAATTACACGTGAAACATTATTAGCTACTAATCGACAGGTTTTAGGATATATGGTGGGCTCGATTCGAACATTGGCTTCGAAGAAGTCTACGTCGAATAACCCTGTAATTCTTATGAATACTTTAAAAAGAGATAATCCGCCGAATTTAGATCAAGTCCAAAACCAATATAGGTCGATGTTTGAAGTTCCAAAACCCAAACAAATCGATTTTAGTGAAAAAATAGAAGATGAAGTCATTACAAATATGGATGAATTAATTGAACAACAAAAAAGAATGAGAGAACGAGAACTTCAGGAATATTCTCCGATGCCACCAATAGGACCAACAGGTTCTCCAAAAGTCGCTATATTAGAAGATTTACCAAAAGATGTTTTACAAGCAACAAATCCAACTATAGTAGGAGAACGGCGTGTAAGGTTCAATGAACCGTCGAATGATGGTATCTTAGAAAAAAGAATGGATAGGATCGAACAAAAACTAGATGATTTTATTTCGCTTTTTCGAGAACATATTTTATCTAAGCCTCTTATCCAAAATGATTTTCAAAAAGAAGTTCCGAATAATCTATCGAACGATGAACCAAACGATACTGTCATAAAGGAAAATATAACGATGTTGAAACAAATGATTCATTCAGATGAAAACATCGAATAAATAATATAAATATATTTCTTTATGACAAAGAAGAGAACTTATGGAGAACTTAAACACAATATATATTAATCTAGACCATCGAACAGATAGATTAGAACATGTAAAAGAAGAATTAAAAAAGATAGGTATTTATAATGCTGTTCGATTTCCAGCAGTTAAAATGGCAGCAGGAAATGTAGGATGCACTATTAGTCATATACGATGTTTAGAACTTGCTAAAAGGGCGGGCTGGCCTTGTGTGTTTATTTGCGAAGACGACATAACCTTTACTAATCCACAGGTTCTCTTGAATAGTTATTCTGAATTTATGAAATCGGGGATTGACTGGGATGTTCTCGTTATTGGCGGTAATAATTGCCCACCATTTAGTTATACAACTGATTATTGTGCCCGTGTTATGAATGTTCAAACAACTACTGGTTATATTGTCAAAAAGGAATATTATGATATTCTTTATGACAATTTCAGAGAGGGTCTAGGAAAATTAATGAGAGAACCTGATAAGAAAAAGATGTTTTCGTTAGATATTTATTGGAAACAACTTCAACAAAAAGACCGCTGGTATATGTTATTGCCTTTGACGGTTATTCAATATTACGACTATAGTGATATTGAAGAAAAAGTAACGGATTACAGAGCAATGATGCTCGATTTTGATAAACAGGCTTTAATAGAACATCTTAAGAGGCAACAACAACAACAACAACAAGAAGAAGAGAAAAAAAATAGATTTAAGATGACATTCGGATAGATTTTTCTACTTCGGCAATCAAATCAATACAGTGGCGTGTCATAAAGAATGCCATTGTATAATATCCGAAAAGTTGTAATTGTTTTTTTGTATATGGATTTATTTGGAAAATAGGATTGGGATTTTCTGCTAATGCATGATAAAAAACCCAATAAGAAGAAACATATAGAAAATCGCTAATTGGCATTTATTTTATTTACAAATCATGTGTTTATATGGTTTGTAATAGGATTACAACGGATAGAATTCGGGGGTTGGTTCATAGACAATAGGGTCATATACCTTGAAAAACTGTTCAATATCTTCAATCGCCGATGTATTCTTTATGACATTTACGATAGGATGTATTGAACCCGGTTTATAAATATATTTTTTCATTGTGATTATTCGGTTCTCCATTTCCCACACTTCAATTTGTTTTTCTTTAGTGGGTGCCATTGTATAGTCATAAAGAAAATATATGGTCGATGTTTCGATTTTATCGTTCAGTTAATCTTAAGAACTGTGCCATAACCCCCTTATTTTTTTCGGCATATTCGAGTGATTTCAATGACGCCTGATGTTGTTTAGCCGCCATTCTTTCTTTGAGAACCTGTTGTTGTTCTTCGAAAAAACGTTCATGCTCTGACCTATCGACATGTTGGACTTGTAATGACCCGCGTTCTCTTTGTAGATGATCCATCGAATTATATTTTTGGACTTTTTCGTAATCTCTTTCACTGACAGCTAAGACAGTTTGGTCTTTATGAACTTTACGTAAGTCGTCGTATTTTAATTTGCTGAATGGGTCACATGATACATAGGCACTATCGTCTTCGGGGTCATAAAGATTACCATAAGATGGGCCACCGGAATTCATCGTTTCTACTCCATTATATCTTACAAGAGCGGCCGATTTGGATTTAATATGATCCATTGCGGCGGCTAAACCGCCGGTTGATTTCACATCGTCGAATTCAAATAGAGGGTCATTTGTTTTGAACCAATCATTAACGGTTGATTTAGGACGATTATCCGCAACCATGTTCTCAAATAATTCATTGAATTTGTTTTGGAATTTGTCTGCGCCCATATCTTTCATTGTTTTTTCGATACTTTCGGCGGTTTTTCTGTCGGCGTTTCCTTCATTAAGAGGAACATAGGTTTGCTCTGTTGTAGGAACTTCTACACTTGTTTTCGTGTTCTCATTATAATATTTGACAACTAAATCAAACGCTTTTTTATAAAAAAGAAAATAATCGGGGGGAAGTCTAGACTTGTCTGGATGCATTCTGAGAACCATCATTTTGGCTTTTTTGAGGTCTTCAAGAGAAATATTCGAGGTTAATTGAAAAAGTTCTAAAAGTTCTCTAAAAGAATACATATTGATATTGAGATTGTGTGTTTTTTTATTGGCAGAACACGTCTTCATATAAGTTAATTAATATATTGCCAGAATATTGTTCCTTTATGACTACGCAAAATGATTAGTTATTATTTGTCAAAAAAAAAATACATATTGTAAAATGTTTAGAAACATGGCATTTACTACTATTACTAAGACCCCTACTATGTCTCTTCCTTCTCAAGTTCCTACTCCTACAAATGTCATTACAGAATTGTCTAAAGATGATTTTGTAAATGCTCTACAAAATAATCGAGGTGCTCTTGTCATAAAGTTCGGTGCCGAATGGTGTGGTCCATGTAAGACTATCGAGCCATTAGTTAATTACTGGATGTCTCAGTTTCCTCCTACTATTCAGGGTGCCATTATTGATATTGATGATAATTTCGAGATTTACGCACTTTTGAAATCGAAAAAACAGGTAAATGGTGTTCCTGCGATTCTTTGTTATATTAAGGGGAATGTAACCGTCATTCCTGACCATATTGTTGTTGGAACCGATGTAGAGCGTATTAACCAGTTTTTTACACAGTGTTTGACCTATGCATAATGGGTCTTTTACGTTTAGTATTGCGTTTCTTTTTTGTCTTTCCACCTATCTTTGGTTCTTCAGGGACTTCTTCAGAAGGGACTTCTTCAAGTGCCTCTTCAAGTGCCTCTTCAGGGACCTCTTCGAGAGGGACTTCTTCAGTCAAAGAAGCTGGTGGAACAATGGGTGTTGTAGCTGTCATAAGAGATGAATCAGTCGTTTCCACAAGACCTTCAACTACTTCATCTGCTGGCGGAATATCGGCTTCCATAATGGTCATATAGGACAATACAAAGATAGTTGCTGTAATCATTCCATAAGTAAATAGTGGAACACCGCCAATATCCGAAAAAAAACCATCGTAATCGCTATTAACAGGCATTCTTCTATATATAGGTGATATTTTTCCTATATATCAATTTCCCAATCATCGAATAACCCGCCAGATTTCATATTAAACTGCCCAATTTCATCCGTTTTCAATACTTCATTAATAATATAATTCTTTTTGACTTCTTCGAGATTGGTAGTTGATAGCTTCTGTAATTCTTGGATTTGTTCGAATTTATAATGCATCATTATGATTTTCATTAGTTCATCATCTGTATTATTTCCTTCTTGATATATTGGAAAGCGTTCATCGATACCTTTTATAACTAGTCTTACAGGTATCATATCTTGAATAGGTATCAACGATGATAATGTAAATGGTTTAGGATTAGGTATAGGATTGTCAGGAGTAATATCCATAACTAGCGAGTATATTATATATAAGAACTTCATCATATATAATATGGAATGTTTTTTTGTTATGTAATCAATTTTATAGGAACGTTAAACGAAGTTAGAAGGAACGTTAAACGAAGTTAGAAGGAACGTTAAACGAAGTTAGAAGGAACGTTAAACGAAGTTAGAAGGAACATTACATATATAATGCTTTTGCTCTCTGGTTCTTAATAAACCAATCCTCTTTAATACTTTGAGATAATGTAATTTTAAAATGTCTTTCGAATTCTTCCGGATTTCTATAAAAGAGTTTTCTTGGCTCTTGATTAGTATCCGTCTTTGTATAAAGACCAGTGTCCTTTACTACGAAATATAATTCTTCTTGTTTAGAACCAACACGGTCTTGCTCACGAATTCCAGTAGGGGCATTTCTAATCTTTCCTTGACTAGGACTGGAATAGACCTGGACCTTGTGATAAATAGGATCTCCGTCTTCATTGTATTCTACTCTCTTATAAGAGTAATAATCGGGATCTGAACGGTTGTATACTTCGACCCTCTTCTTTCTGTCACGTTCTTCCGTGTTCATACTAGAGGTTTCTTCAATACTAACGTCTTCATTATCAAAATCAAGGACAGCATCATCAGGTAAATATTCTTCGGCGTACATATAAGTATAAAAGGGGCTATAGAGGGAGTATATACTTATGAAGCAGTTATTTTCTATATTGTTTTCGAAAAATAAAATAGAAGGATATATTAAAGAAATCATAAATGTATCAATTAAGCAGGTCTAAAATCGATGTCCAGAATGCTTTTTCAAATAAAATTATTATACCGCCAATTGAACCTCCTTCTTCGATTAGTGATTTACAATCGGCGAAGAAGTTAATTCTACCAAGTCCCAAGAAGGTTTCTGAATTGCCTAGTTCTCCTCCATTGGAACTTTCAGATAATCCATTAGATAATTCTTTTGAGAACCCTTATGACGAAGAACCCATCCCAGAGCCCATCGAGGAACCCATCGAGGAGCCCATCCCAGAGCCCATCGAGGAACCCATCCCAGAGCCCATCGAGGAACCCATCCCAGAGACCATCCCAGAACCCATCGAGGAACCCATCCAAGAGCCTATTGAGGAACCCATCGAGGAACCCATCGAGGAACCCATCGAGGAACCCATCGAGGAACCCATCGAGGAACCCATCGAGGAACCCATTGAGGAACCCATTGAGGAGCCCATCGAGGAACCCATTGAGGAACCCATTGAGGAACCCATCCCGGAACCCATCGAGGAACCCGCAGATGAGAACACTATTGACCATGCAATCACATATGATTACCAAGGCGACACTTATTTTCTGGATAATTTACCCTTTCTACAAAGACATTACGATATTCCAAAAGGTGAATATAATCTCAATCTTTGTATCTATAAATGTATAAGACAAGGACCTGCTCCATACTTATTATATTTAACCGTTTATGACAAATCAACGAAAACACTAATATTCCCTTCGGCAAACGACCTTATTACTATCCAGGAAGAAGATGCAGTTGAAGATATCGAATCACAAGTTAGCGATGCTTTTAAAACCACTTTATTCGATATTTTTCCACCAGCACCTCTAGATCTTTCCGAAGAGAACCCATCAGATATTTATGAACCAGAATTAGTCAATGGTTTCTTTATGACAGAAGAGAACATTTGGGTAACATATGATGCAACTAGGGTAGCAGTTCCTCTAGATAAAACTGATAAAGAATATTTCTGGGTTTCTCCTTTCGAGGTTCTCGTTTTATTTTCAATGAGAACTATAGAAATCAATCCCGTCATAACTTCTTTTTTTAAAACGGTTGCAACTAGTCATAAAGAAAATATTGATAAGTCCTTTTATACATTAAAACGGGCATCTGACGGGGCCTTTGTTCCTGCACCTTATATTATGTTTCCTTGTTCTCCAACTTCACAAGGTTTTTTCGGAGTATCATTAACAGAATCACCTGATTTTGAGAACATAGTATCCGATAAACAACCAGATAATCTCTTTAAGACAGACGAAAATAAAAACGATGTAATAGACCTATTAATACCTTCTGTTGCGCATCCTCAATTAGGAAATTACCCATTGTTCTCTGCTATGCCATTGGATAAGTATGTTCCAAAAATAAAACGATTTGCGGTTTTTGTTGATCTAGATGATAGAGAACCTACATTTTTAACAAATGAAAATGATTCATTAGAACATTTATATGGGGTCGATCAAAAGAAAAAATTCTCCTCGATTTCATTTTTATATAAAGGAAAACAATATTGGAGTATTAAATCGCCTCTTTGTATGACAGAAATATATGATGATACAAATTTCTTACCAGAAAAAGAAGAACACCATTTCGAGAAACTGGCCGAAATAATACCATTCAAACCTTCTACAATAGGACCTATAGGAGAACCGATAGTAAATGCAGAGGTTGAACGAGAACCTTCTAATTCAGACGGAATATCAAATGAAGAACTTGATATTAACGAGGATATTTCTATAGATTCCGATACAGAATCAAATGACGAACAAGGCGATGGATATGAATCAGGGTCGAATGAAGAAGATAGAGAACCTAAATAGTTATTGAGTGAAATCCTATTGTTAATGGGGAATTAATAGGCCATTCGACGTATTCTTCTGTGAATACACCGATAATACAAACGAAAGATTTTTCTTTTATTCCTTTTGAAGAAGAATATGAGAACCCAACTAAATATGGCGCACCATCAATTTCGACAACACCAGGTTCTCCACAAAAAAACCGGTCATTTGGTAATCTGATTTTTCGGATAATATCTAGACCTTTACAAACAACAAATTCCGTTATTTTCTGGTTTATTATTCCCCGCAAAATAATATAAGAACCCCATATCATTGGGAAATCTAAATTCATGTTCTCCAATACCGGATTTTTCTTTATGACAATTTCACCAGAAGACAATAAACTTATTTTTCTATATTTCCCTGATAGAATAAGAGAACTAAAATCGATATTGTCATAAATAGGTGCATAAATATCGGTTCTCTCTCCCATCTTTTCACAATAGGCGAAATGAAAAATATAAAAAGCGGTATCGAAAAATATTTTTCGTAATAAGTTCTCACGTCTGTCATAAAGATGTAAAAATGTGGGTTTGGTTCTATCGAATAATACTGGAATGGAACTATTCAATTGAAGAGACCATATGAAAGGGGCATCCAAATAGGCTATAGTATCATTCAATATACCGAAATCATGAACTAGAGGAATATATTCTGTTTTCTGACTAACTGTAGAAAGTTCTCCAAATGTCTCATTTAATCTACTATATTGAATTTTACGACAAACTACATCATAATCCATTGTATGAATAACACCCGAAAGCCATTTCGAATGACCGGAGAAGTGACTAATATGCGTGGCAACCTTTTTGACAGTTTCGATGGTTTGTTTTTCGGGATTTATTCGGATATGATAAGGGACATCTCTTTCAAAAAGTGCAAAAGTATTATTGTTTATATTTATAAGAGCCGTGTTTGCTAATCCGAGAACATTTGGTAAAACACCGATTTTATTTAAAAAAGAATATAATGGAAGCATTAATCTATTTTTAGAGAACTTTCCATGAGCTTTTTCATGAACAACCTTTTCAGTTTGGACACGATGACGAACAAATGTAGGACCCTTCGTTTTATCGAAGAAAACGCCTTGAATAACACCGTCTCCTGTAAATAAGTCATAAAGAGTTGATATTTTCGATTTATCTATATCTGGTCCTATTAGACCATAAAATCGGCCATCCAGTTTTTTGAAAAGAGCAGGTTCTCGAATATGCGTTGCTTTCATCATTGGGTTTGTCATAAAGAATAATATTGTGAATAATTTCAGCATAGTGTATAAATGAATATCTTGATTTTTTTATATTGTTATGTTCTCGATTTTTATTAAAAGATTTACGGTTTCATCAGAGGGTTCGCAAATGCCGTCGTCTGATGAATGAAGCGATGCAGTTTCTAGAGAATTAGGTGGTGTCTTTGGAAGGTCTTTTTCTTTGATTTCATTATTGGTTTCATCGAGTGATTCATCGAGTGGTTC